GGTAAACAATCCATCTCATTTATATCTTACGAATAATTTTATTGTTACTCATAATACATTTCTGGCGGTTTTTCATGCTCTCAAGATGATTAACGAGAAACGAGTGAGCGACCTTGTTTATATCCGGAGTGCGGTTGAAAGTTCCGATGCCAAACTTGGATTCCTTCCTGGCGAAGCGAATGAAAAGATGGCACCATATCTCCAACCTCTCCTTGATAAGATGGCAGAGATGCTGCCGAAGAGCGACGTTGACGTTCTGATGAAAGAAGAGCGAGTATCAAGTGTTCCCGTGGGATTCCTTCGTGGTTTGAACTGGAATGCGAAGGTTATTATAGCGGATGAAGCTCAAAACTTGTCTTTCAAAGAACTTTTCACACTTATTACACGCACTGGGGAGTTTTCAAAAGTATTTATATTAGGTGATCCAGAGCAAAGTGACATCAACGGGAAGAGTGGGTTTATAAAAATGATTTCTCATTTTGACGACGAAGAGAGTCGGCAGAATGGAATCCACGTATTTCGCTTCACTGAGGACGACATCGTTCGTAGTGGTCTTGTCCGATTCATTATTAAGCATGTAAAAAAAGCTTTGTGATTACTATGTATAGAGTATATTATGGCGCATAGTGATGATGGAAAATTTAGAATAAGTCAATCGTTGATTGGTAATATTCGTCGTTTAGATAAGCAAAGGATTATAAAGATTCTTAATCCTAAGAAATTTTGGAGATACGATGTGGTAAACAAACAATTCAAAAATGTTGTAGAAAGGATGGGTTACTAAATTGGCAAATAAGAGAGTATCAGAACTGGCCCCAATCACTGCTGTCGAGTTAACCGCAGCAGATTTGGTGTTATTGGCCGACGTTACGGCGCACGAATCAAAGAAGCTGACGTTGGGAGACCTGGGTGGATACCTGTTGTCGGGTGGAAATCTTACTGGTTCTTTTTTCGGCACAGCAAGTTATGCAAATATTGCCGGTGTTGCGAATAGTATTCTTGGATCTAATGTTGTAGGAACAGTATCTAGTGCTAGTCATGCTATTACTGCAAGTTATGCTTTAAATAGTTCTGGCATAGGAGTAACTTCGGGTGGTTCTTATAATATTAGTGCATCTTGGGCAAGTAGTTCTTTAAGTGCATCATATATTCTTGGATCTGGAGTTAAAGGAATAGTTCAATCTGCTTCCCTCTCTACTTTTGCCGGAATTGCTTACAGTTCATCTTATTTAATATATTCTGTTAATAATGGATCTGCCTCATATGCAGCAACCTCTAGTCATGCTTTAAATAGTACAGGTATAGCTGATACGGCTAGTGTTGCTCATTATTTACTATATAGTGGTACTAATAATGGAACTGCATCACATGCTTTATATGCCGCAGAAGCAGGCAATGCCAATTATACAACATTGGCAAACTATGCTAATAATGCCAGCAATGCTATTTATGCTGATACAGCTGGTACTGCACTTATCGGAGTCACGATTAATTTTCAATCTAGTGCATCATGGGCATCCTCATCTATTTCTTCTAGCTATGCGAGAAACTCTATAAATGCCATAAATGCCGAGACCGCTTCCTATGTTATTGGAAATGCCGCCGACACAACATACGGTGTATTTACTGCTATAACTCAATCTATCACCAGTAGTCAAGTGGACGTTGTTACACTTACCGCTAATTCGGCAATGACTGCTTCCTTTGAAGTCAAAGGAACGTTGATTGTCCCATATACGGCGTCCATTGCTTTGAGCGAAAGCGTTACTCTCCACCTTTTGAACAGAACAACTGGAGTTGACCAAGTGTTGGATATGTCACCCGTGTATTATTTCATGGGCAATACTTCAACATTCGTTGGAACAATTTCTGGTTTGTTTGTCGGGTCAGTGCTCGGAACAGTAACGGGTTCGGTTGATGGTACCATCACTGGCTCAACAATTGGAACAGTAACGGGTTCAGTCAATGGACAGATTACTGGTTCCATCACGGGTTCAATTTCTGGTTCCGACTTTGGAACGGGATCAATTGATGGGTCGGTTACGAGTTCAATTAATGGTACTCTCACGGGTTCATTCGATGGGCAGTCCACGGGGTCAATCAACGGTTCTGTCACGGGTTCTATTTCGGGTTCTGTCACGGGTTCAATGAATGGAACAATGACTGGAACTATCACTAATTTGATTTCGGGAAGTTTTACCATACCATTTGGATTGATGGGGTCATATGTGGTTCTGCCGGATGAGTATATGCTTTATGCCGTAGCATCATCCACTAAGATTCATTTTGCATCCAATCGATTGTCCAAGTTTGGTATTGACATCAATGTCGGACGTTTGGAAGTATCGGTTGGAAATCCACTGGCGTTTTACACAGATAATTCAGACTATATCACATTTTTCTCAAATGCGGGCGGGCAATTTACTGATACCGCCGCAAACATGGCAATTTCCGGGTCTGACCAGATGTTGCAGGTTGATTTGTCGGGCGTATCTGACGGTGCTCACAATATGTGGACCATGACAAGTATGTTCTATGTATCGTGTTCCAATGCAAATCTACTTACGAGTGTAAGTGGTATGCCAGCATCATTGCTTACAATGTCATTCCAGACAAGCAGTTTAACGGAACTCAAGCGTCTTGATAATACCTCATTGACACGTTTAATCTGCACAAAGGCCGGATTATCCGCATTTCCATTGTTGCCAACTACAATGTCTAATGGATATATTGACTTTTCTCAGAATGTCATATCTACGTTGCCAGACGTTCTTCCATATGGATTGACGGAACTCTATATTGATAGCAATGCTATTACATCGCCGCCATTAAATTTCCCAAGCAGTGTGGTGAGTATGTCGTTATCCAACAATCCCAACTTATCAACGTGGACGACTACACTTCCATCATCACTGGTATGGTTCTGGTGCCGAGATAATTCGCCATTGGCAAGTTTACCTACAATTCCATCATCGATGAAATATTTGGATGTATCATATAACAGCTTAACAGATTTAGTTCAGGATAGTTGTTGCGCCGATCTCGTAACCAACGGTGTGAATGGAGGTACGTTGGACCTCCGTGGTAATGCATCTCTATTACCCGTTACTCTCACAAGAATAGCAACATTGCAGAGTAGAGCATGGACCGTAAACTACTAAAGAATAACATATGAGTGTAATAAAAATTAGCGAACTGAATCCGATTCCAAGTATTCCAACAGTAGATGATTTTCTGCCACTAGTAGATAGTGCGTCTATGACAACTTATCGGGTTTCTGTCGCTGATATGTCATTAGTCTTTACGGGTAGTGGGTATGTAATTGGTTCTGGGTATGCCAGCCAAAGTTATTATTCAACCCAATCATTATATTCAACCCAATCATTATATTCAACCCAATCATTATATTCAACTAGTGCATCTTGGGCATCATCATCAATTAGTTCATCATATTCGTTAAGTGCGTCTTGGGCACCATTTACGCAATTTATTCAAGAATCAGCATCTTGGGCATCATCATCACTTAGTTCATCATATGCAACAACTGCAAGAACCGCATCGTATAGTTTAAGTTCGTCATGTGCTATATCGGCATCATGGGCACCTTCAGCAAATGCTATTGATACAGTTCCAGTTGGAACTATCATAGCATATGGGGGAAGCAATATTCCCAACAACTGGTTGGAATGTGATGGCGCAGCACTGCTCACATCTTCATACTGGGATTTGTATCAGGCGATTGCGACTTCAGCAGCAACTTCAGTATATGGATACACTTGTGATGTCTATGGAAATAGAAATGCCGCCGGTGTGTATTTCAAAATGCCCGACTTTCGTGGAGAATTTCTTCGTGGATGGGATCATGGACGTGGTATAGATGTTCTACGTGCAACTTCAAGTTTTCAAGCTGCAACGGTTGGTTCGCACTATCATGGAGTTGGTGCATTTAATCATCCTACAAGTCAGGATGATGCAAATTTTATAAGACGTTCATTTAATGATGGAACTTCATATCCAGGCCGAAGGATTACTGGTGATTCTGGGTATGATATTTCAACAAATGTATCATCTGGAGATTCTGATACTGGCATTGCAACTACAAGTCCAATCAATGCATCGGTAGGAGACCCACATCCAAGAAATGTTGCGGTAACGTATATCATCAAATATTCCAACGCAGTTGATTTCGCTACTGCTGGAAGCACGGTTGCTGGTGATGTTACGGGAAATATCACGGCAACAACTGTGGTTGCTCTTCGTGGAACATCTATTGATGTGACTGCTCCGTCAGATGGACAGTATCTCAAATATAACGCTGGAACCGATAAGTGGATTCCTGCAAGTATTACAGGAATATCGGGTACCGGTCGTTCATACCTTGTAGCCAACCCCGGAGCCGGATGGGTTGCCTCAAATGGAACTGACTTGTATGTTATTAACTTTAATCGTTTTACCAGCAATAGAAATCTTGCTAAGATTGACATGTTGACGAATATAGTCACTTTCCAATGCACGTCATCCAATTCAAGCTGGAACTGGAATGGACGTTCTTTCGTTCTTCCAAGTGGAATTCCGCAACTTACAGGATCCAATGAGCGAGCATATTTGTTCACGGAAGATGGATTGTATGATTATCCGATTGCAACAAATAATCTTCGTCTGATTTCAGGAACGGGTGGATATTCTCTCGACCTTCCAATATCGGTGAGTTTTGCAGCATCAAGTGGTTCAAGACCCACGATATTTAGTCTCTATGGTGGAATTAACGCAAGCACAAACGGTCTTTATCCATCGGTAAGATGGCGCAAACATTATTGGACGCCGGGTGGATGGACATTTACTTGGGCATCGACGGCTTTGAATTTGAGCACTATTCAAAACGGAACTGAGTTTCTCAAGTTCTATAACGACTACCCAACATACCACGGTATTTCTGCCAATCTCTTCCTGTGGGACTATAACTACCTTAAGAATCGTTACTATATTATAGATTTTAGCAATGGATGGATGCACATTCTTTCACAGACATCCGGGACTCCATTCAGCAATTGGAATGGAGCGGCAATCACTTATGAAAAGACGTTAGCAGTTCCATCGGTGGACAGCAGCGATTGGTCAAACTCCGACGCTGAAAAAATAGTGGTTGATTACAATCCAGTGACCGGCGCGGAACGTGGCCTTATCTACACTCGCAGAAGTAATCAGAGTTTATTGGGAGTTATAAACTATGTCAATTGGCCCGAGTAAGTGAATACGTAAATACGCAAAAGACCCCGAGGTTTTTCGGGGTCTTTTGCTATATGCATGAATATTTATAATACATGAAATCCCGTATTTTTGACCATATTATTCGGTTCGATAAACTCCTTGGCATCACCGCTATCGTTATCGCACTCGTGGCGGCATTTTTCTCAGTTTATGGTATTGCGACCCTATTTGCAGGTGCGTTTGTCCTGACCACAATCATGGCATCGTCCTTGGAAGTCGGAAAGCTAGTTGCTGTAACTTTTCTCTACCGCTATTGGCATAAAACCCAGGGGTTTCTCAAGACCTATCTCACTATTGCTACCTTGGTGCTCATGTTAGTGACCTCCTTGGGTATCTTTGGATACCTAAGTGCTGCTTACCAGAAGTCATCCATTGAGTTTAAGGCAAGTCAGGAGAAGATTGTTATGGTTGAAGATCAAAAGACCTATCTTAATGACAAGATTGCTCAGTCCAAAATTCGTGTTCAAACCCTTAACGACATGAGAAAGATTCAAGAAAGTCGCTTAAGTGAGACATTGACGAATGCATATCTTACCAGAAATCCAATTCAGTTGAAACAGATTCAGGAACAGACGGTGGATATGGTCAAGTCTGCCGACGAATCCATTAAGGCAGAGCAGGATAAGATTCAGAACACCATGGAGGAAATCCATAATATTGACCAACAGGTAAATGATATGAAGTTTGCCTCGGCGGGAACAAAAGATATACGTACCTTTCAATTCGTAGCAGACCAATTTGGAACAACCCTTGACAAAGTTGCCAAATGGTTCATCTTTACCATTATCTTTGTGTTTGATCCGTTGGCAATAGCACTCATTTTAGCATACAACGTAGTTGCATATAAAAAGGATGAAGAAGTTATCGCCCCACAACGTCCAACTATCTTGTCGGAACCTCTTCAAGAATCAGTGAATGTGGAAAATTCTCCAATAACTTCTATCCCATCTAATCTCAACAGGGAACAGGAATCAAAACCCAGACCAACTTGGCTTCACTAATAAGCACAATTAAAATAAGTTGACAAATCTAGTATGTTGATATAATATTAACACATAGAAATAGAAAAAGTTTCATTTCTGTTGATTTCTCTATATGTATGGACGGTTAACCTTAAAAAATAAGGCCAAAGATTCTATGGATCAATCCGATATCAAAGACATTATAGGACTACTCAACGACGGAATTATCAACAAAGATTGGGACGTTATAGAGGAAGCGAGCGAAGCATTAAAAGAATTTATTGATTCACCCGAACCTCCAGACGACGAATACAACACATGATTACATTTCTTTTGATTGCAGGTCTAATTATCTCTTTAGGACTTAATGTAGCGACTTTCATACTTATTCATATTCTCCTAAAGAAAATAAAAACCTACGAGCAGTGGGTTTTAGAGTTCAAGCAGCAAGTGGAGGATACCCTTACTGCTATGCGAAAAATTGATGAAGATGCGACTTTCAAATCGTCGTTTGAGTCAACTGGTAAAGGAGCATTTGAGTCGGATGACCAAGTTGGTGCAGTCTTCAAGGAATTATTGGTCCTCATCGAGGAATTAAACGTTAGGATCCAATAAACTATGCCAAAAAACAAAAAAGTTACAATTAAGCGTTCACGCTCTAAG